CGCCGGGGAAGCGGGCGTAGGGTCCATCGACCGCGATCAAGTGGTCACACAGGCGGGCCGCGGACGCCACGCACTCGGCGAGCCACGAGGCAGGCTCCTCGTACCACGACAGCAGACCGATGACCTTCATTGGTGCACCCCCAGCCAGCCCCCGCGCGGATTTTTCAGCCTCAGCCCTGGCTGGTTGGTCTGGGCGCATGCGAACCCGATCTGCGAATGCAGCGTCGCCGCGTGATGCCCGTTGCCCGCGTCGTGGACCACGACGACGGACCCCGGTTTGCCGTGCTCGGTCCACAACTTCAGCTCGGCGAACCGGAAGTCGGGATCCGAGTCGAGGATCACCAAGTCGGCATCCTGCACGTGCATCCAACTCGGAGTCGCCAGCATCGGATCAGCGGGTGGTTGGCGCCATGCAGGATCCGACTCGAACCCGAAGAACCGGCAGGCGCCCAGGTCGAGATGCTCGGTGATGCGACCCACGCCGACGCCGGTCTCGACGACAACCGCAGGCTGCAGCATCCGCTGAAGCATGCCGACGAAGCGACAGAAGTCCTGCTCCGGCGACCATTCGTCCCACGACAGCCAGCCGAGGTCGGCGTGCGGTGTGAACTGCTTTTCGTCCTGCATGACACCCCCGTGTGGACCGGACCGGAGCCCGGCCCACCTTCATGATCAGAACGCCGGGGCGATCAGACCGGTGCCACCGATCTCCACGACCGACGCCGGGTAGCGCGCGGCCGTGAAGGCGAGGTAGCCGTAGACCTGGAGGCGCACCGTGAGGTTGCCGGAACCGACCTCCGGCAGCACCCGGGAGCGAAGGCCCGACTCGTACAGGAGCACATCCGACGCGCGCAGGACGTGGATGACGTCCTCCGTGGTGGACGCGCCCAGGTTGGTCGGCATGCTCGGGTCGGTGACCACGGGAAGGCCGTGCATCTGACCGACGACCTGCTGCGAGGCGACCGAGCCGAGGGTGGCGACCGCGTTCTGCGGGTTCCCGGCGTCCGGCACGACCAGCGGGCGGCCGTTGGAGTCGGAGGCGGCGAGCAGGTACGCCCACCGCCGCGGGTGCATGACGATCACCGTCGGCGCCATGAAGCGCAGCGTGTGGACCCGCTGCACCGCATCCGCGATCTTGCTGTACAGCTTCGCCACGGTCGGCGTCGCGTCCGTGTAGGTGACCGTGGTGATGCCCGACGTGGCGCGGACACCGGTGACCTGCCCGGACGAGCCCGAGCCGGAGATGACCTGCAGGTCCGTCTTGGTGGCGTAGTCGGCGACCAAGTCGCGGAAGATGACCTCGTCGAAGGACACCGGCGACTGGTCGAGCAGCTGGATGGCCACGTCCTGCTGACCGGCGATGGTCCGCACCGGCGCGTTGATGAACGTGTCCGTCAGGTCGGTCTCCTGCACCGCACCGTTGTCCGCGGTCTGCACCGCGGTCGCGACACCAGTGGCCACCTTCGGGATGTTGATCGAGTCGGTGCCGGGAGGCAGCGGCTGGTTGTTCACGACGTTCGCGTAGGCCCGGCCCGCGCGCGCCAGCTCGATGTACTGCGACATGAGCCACAGCGGCGGAACGAAGTAGCCCCCGTTGCCGTCCGTGCGGGCGAGGTCGCGGTACTCGGGTGCGCTCGCGACGTCCTGGGCGTGCCGCTGGAGCCGCTCGCGGGCGCCGCCGTCGGCGTCCATATTGAGCTGGACACGGGCCAGGTCCTGCAGGTAGCTCTTGCCGTTGCCGCGCTCGTAGGTGCGCGCCTCGGAGACGGATTCGACACGGGCCTGCGCCCGCTTCAGAGCCGCAGCGCCGGCGGTGACGGTGCGGGACCGCTCCGCCTCTTCCGACAGCTCGTTGATGCGCTCGTCGAGACTGCGCAGCTCCTCGTCCTTGGCCTTCACCTGGGCGGTGAGCTCGCGGAACTCCGCGTCTTCCTCCGGCAGGAGGTCCTCGCGGGCCTCCTCCTCGGCGAGGTCGGTGATCGCCTTGCGCTTCGTGAGGATCTCCTCGCGGGCGCGTGCGGCCTGCTCGCGTCGAGCAATGAGCCGCCTGAGTCGCTCATCCATGAGCGAGCCTGCCTTTCGTGGCATCGGATGTGGGTAGCGGCCAGTGCCAGGCCGTGGAACAGCCGCCGACGCCAGTGCCAGGCATGCGACAGCGCCGCGATCAGTGCCAGACCGCGGTAGGTAGATGGGGACGCCGGTCAGTCGGCGTCAGCGAGGTGCCGGCGCAGATGCGCCTCGACCGCGGCGCGCTGGTCCTCCGGAATGTCGGAGTGCGGCAGCCGGGACAGGGCGTACCGGACGGCGCCCAGGTTCGCCGGCGAGCCGACCCGGCCCTCGTGGTGCGCGAACCGGTAGGACCTCTTGTCCTCCGGGTCGCCGTCGGGGTCGACCCAGGCGTGCATGTAGCGCAGTACCACCTGATCGTCCGGTGCGTCCTCGATCGCCGCCCGGCGGTCCATGGAGCCCTCGACGACATCTGTGCTGTGCGAGGGGATCGAGCGGGCCAGCGGCAGCACCGAGTCGGCATCTTCCATCGCGCGGGCGTCGGCGACCGACAGCAGTCGGCCCTTCTTCGGCTGCGGTTTCGTCGACCGGTGCAGGGCGAGCACGGTCTCGCGGGCGCGCTCCAGGCGCTCCAGCACCTGGTCGCCGCCGGACCGCAATTCCGAGCGGGCCTGCTCCGGGTCGACGTCGGCCAGCACCTCCAGAGCGGCGCTGAGGCTGTTCAGCTGGGCGCTGGTGGCCGGGTTGGCACCGAAGTTCACGACGCTGACGTCGCCCTTGTGCAGGGAGACCTCGGTCAGGGTGCGCTCGGTGTCGTCGTCCGACCACTTGTCGGCCTTCACCCGGAACGCGAACGACATCTCATCCATGTCGCCGCGCTCCATCTTGGTCTCCAGGCGCTGAACGTCCGGGTCGCGGCGGTCCAGGTCCGCCTCGACGAGGAGGCCCTTGGAGTCCGTCGACAGGCGCAGCGTGCCCGACTTGGTGCGCGCGAGCGGCATCCCCTCGTGATTGATGAGCAGATGCAGGTCCGGCTTCGCCGCCAGCGTCGCGTCGAACGCCCGCTGATCCACGCGCTCCGTCCATCCGTAAGGCGGGCCGCCGAGCACGTCATAGCCGTTGTTGAACACGGACGCGTAGCCGGTCAGAGTCAAGCCATCGCCCTTGCTCCGCAGCTCGAACCCGGCTGCGGCGATAGACCGCCGCTCGGGCGCATCGCGCAGCTGATGCCGGTCAACCATCGGTGCCGTCCTTTCGGATGAGGCGCAACGGCCCCGGATCTTCACTGCGGATAGCGGGCGGCGAAATCACCGCATTGGAGGCGATCGGCAACGGCGTGTAGTCCTGGCCGGCGCCGTTCGGCAGCGGCGGCTCGTCCTCGAGGGCGCGCAGGCCGTCGATGTTGTCCCAACCGATCAGGCGCTTCTTCTCGTGCACCTCGAAGCGGGTCAGCAGGTCGGCGCGGATCAGCACGTCCGGGTCGAACTTCACGTACTGCCCGCGCGGCAGAAGCGCGCTCAGGTGCGACTCCAGCAGCGCAAGCCACGGCAGCAGCGAGAACTGCACCAGCTCGATCTGCCGCTGCTCAGGAGAGCTGTACGACATGGATCCGCCGGTCTCGCCGCCGATCATCTCCGGCGGGATTCCGTAGATCGAGGCGATAGTCGACGCGGTCAGCCGCATCGTCTGAACGAACTGCGCCTCATTCGGGCTGACCGTGACCGGCTCGTACTCCCAGTCCTTGCCGTACACGATCGGCTCGTGCGAGCGGATCGACTGCACCAGGCGCCGCTTGATGATGTTGGCCTGCTGCTGGTCGACGGTCTGCGTCGTGTTCTTGAACCGGCCCGGCGGCACGCCGCCACTGCGGAACCAGTCATCGGAGAACTGCTGCGCCGACAGGCCCGTCGACACCGTCACCGCGTAGGCGCCGATCGGCGACAGCCCCCACACCCGGCCCGGAAGCTGGAACCACGGGATATGCACGACATCCTCGTTGGGCAGCCTCTGCCCCAAATACGAGAACTTCGGGTTCGTGAAGCTGCCCGGTTCCCCCATCGGCGCGAGCCGGTCCTCACACAGGACGCACGCCGGATCCAACCACTCGATCTCGGTCGGGTACTCCAGATAGTCCCGCGCCGTCACCACGCCGACTGCGTTACCGCGGTACGCCAGCGACGTCACCGCCCGGAACACCCAGTCATGCAGCGTGCCCTGCGCACACGGCTGCGTGAACAGCGACGGCAGTGGCAACTCCTGCTTGCTGTCGCCCATCTGCCGGTACACGCACAGCGGCATCCCCGAGATCGTCGCCGCCAGCAACCGCCCAGCCGCCAGGACCGGACCCAGCCGCAGCGCGCCGTCTTCGTTCAGTGCCGCCGGAGCGGACAGCGGATCCGCCGGCCAGGACACCGTCGACGAGTCCAGCAGCCGCCGCTCATCACCGCCACGCCGCCATCCACGGAACGGGTTACGCATGACCAACCCCCTCCGTCAGAACACCGAATCCAGAACGTCGTACTGACTGCCTTCGAGCAGATGAGACCGGGTCACGTAAGACCAGCGGGCCAGCGTCATCGCCACCAGCGGGCTTATGTCGCCCTCCACGCCCTTCGTCGTCCACGCGATCGTGTCCCCCGACGCCCGGGTCTTCCCCAGCGCAACCGCCGAATCGAGGAACTGCGACGGCACGTAACGGAAACTCTCCTCGCGCACAGCCTCCAGCAGCTGCCCCGTCGCCGCCGCCATGTCGACCGCCGAAGTCACCGCCAGATCACCCGGCTCCGGAGCATCCGCATCCTCCGGCCGCTTGAAGCCCGCCTTGTCGAGTGCCGTCTCCAAGAACGCCGCCGTACCGCGGCCCATCGCCACCGACACCGGATCCAGCGCCTCACGCAGCTCCACCAGCCTCGGCACCAGCCACCGCGTGCCCGGCCGATAGTCCGCCA